TTTAGGTATAGGAGTTTCTTTAACAGAACTCTTAACACTTTCAACCACTTTCTGAGGAAGACCATCCCTAAACAATGGCTCAAGAAATGACTTCCATTTCTTAAATGTAACAGTACCTTCATCAAAAAAATTCCCAAAAAACTCGTTTTTTGCACTATTAGCATCAGCCGCTTTAGCTTGAGATTTCATCAAATCAACCTGAGCATCAGTCAATTTAGTCTCATTTTTCAACCTAGAAGACTCTAAAGCACTTGTAGCTACACCATCCAATAAACCTTTAGGTTTAAAAGTCTCCATCTGAGGAGCAACTCCTTGCGGAGAAGAAGAACCGCCACCACCAGCAGACAAAATTGGATTAAGACCAGCGGCCTTTAAATCAGCAACCTCACGCTGATGAGCAGTAGAACTCATACGCTCATTAAACCTCATAGCAACATCAGCCGCTTTAGAATCATAGGACATTTTCTGGGCCTGTTGCTCCTTAGCGGCAGCATTCTGCTGTTGATTATTGAATAAATTTCCGAAAAAATTTAATATAGATCCAAAAATATCCATAAAACCTCCTAAAAATGATCAATCAAACCCGGAACACTATAAACAGGCATAGGACGAGCACAATTAAAATTAAAATAAGAATCAAACAAAAATTGAGGCTCAGACGGAACAGCAATAACCCGATCAATAGGCGGATTTTCCTCAATAAAAGTGGGACCAAGAGTAGGTCTACTAGAAAAATCTTGAGCCAAATGCCAAGCATCAAGAGACCCAGAAGCCACAGACCTAAACTCACCAGTAATCTGAGACGGCTTATAACGATACTCTGCATAACGTTCTTGATAACCAAAAACCGTATTATCACCAGAAGTACCATCACAATAAATTTCCTTAGACAAAACTTCCTGTTCACCTAAATGAGCGAGAGCCGGCCAATAAAAATCAAACCTAGTACGCCGACTAAACATACGATTCATACCTTGCTGATAAGTCAAATCAGCCCTAACAGAAACCATACCTATCACAACACAATGCTCAGTAAACGACTTTGTAAAACCATGACCACTAGCAGACACAGTACCAAAACCAGCAAGATTACCTTGAGGAGTAGACGCCGCAACCGAAGTCTGAGCAACCGGATGAATATTAACGGGAGTAGAACCACCACCAAGATATTCCGGCCTCTGCAACCTAGCATCAGGAGAAACTACGCCAAAATGGGAACGAACAATCTCTGTATAACGAGTACCACCACGAGCATCCCTTTCATACAACCTCTGCAACTGAAAAGCTTCACGAAGAGCATTAATAGTAGCCGCAGTTGCATTAGACAAATCAGCTCTAATGTAAGGTTGACCATAAGTAGGATCTTTTTCGACAGCAAAATACAAATCTGCCGAACCATCACCAACAATCTGCTTAGCTGCATAAGTACGAGTAGTACCATCACGACCACTTTCATACACTGCACCACCACTACCCCATACTGTAGTTTGCTTACCAATACCCAACACAGGGGCCTCATCACCCAAAGGCAACAATACATCAGGACCTTTTTGAGGCCAAGGAAGAGAACTAGTAAAATAATCATGCCTTTTACCACGCTTCAACAACACATAATCAGAATAAGTATCAGGACCATCATCTTTATCAACTACAACACTATTCTGCAAGTTCTGATCTCTAAACCATTCATTCCAGATAAGCGAATAAGATCGATGCCATAAAGAATTAAAAGTAATACCAGGATTAGTAGCATGCAAAGGGCCAGCAGGCAAACCAAAATAGTCAGACAACGAACCAATAGCGATTCCGCCTGCACCATAAGCCGGAGCCTGCATCTGGGGAACAAAAAAATCGGTAGAATCAGTAGGATCATCTTGAGCTCCATTAAATCTCTCCCAATTATTCCAAATCAGCCGAATAGGTACAGCAAAGAAAAAACTATCAAGAAACATATTATCCATAAAAGGCTTAAGAGGAGTTGCTAAACGAGCAAAACAATTCATATTCAACCGAAAAGTATCACCCGGCAAAGCCTCATCAACAAACACAGGTATCAAATAACCAGAATCAAAAGTAGTCTTATACCCATGAGAACGATCAAAACTAGACCTCTGAATCTCGGCACGAGGAACCTGAGAAAAACTATGCGACATTACACTACGCATTTTTTACCTCCTTATCAATAACAAAATTACAAGCCTCTCCTAAATGCATAGGCATATTCAAAGGAGTAAGCATACCAGTAGCATCATCAAAAGAACCAGACTCATAAAGAACAAAATCGTCCGGATACTTACCAATCTCAGAAGCAAGATCATTCGCCGCCTCAGTAAACGACCTTAACGCTTGACCATTAGATGGTAACATATGCGGGAACCGATACACCTTAACCTTCTTGTCCCAAACTGCAAAAATCTTAGTCACCATAAGTGACCTCCTTATTTTAGTACTCTATCGATCGAGACAGAGCCTTAATCTTCTCTTTCTTAACACCTTCTTTCACTGCAAGACGCCGCCAATCATTATCACGCGTCGTAAGAGGATTACCAGCAAGCCGACCAAGAGCATTATAAACGTAATCGATATTACCTTGTCGAACATCTTTAACCCTTTCAAACGCCACCACATCTTCACGTTCAAGCATAGTCCCATAAAACTTGGGCGGTTTGACTTTAACGCCCTTAACAATAAGGAAGTCTGACGGGAAAACATCGGCTTTAAATTCCTCGTACCATCCAGCACCAATCCCGGGACGGCGCGACATAGTCGTGTACTCTTCTGAGAGTCCAACATAATGCTCCTCCTTCTTAGTACCTGTAATCTTCTTCATAATATACCTTGCAACATAAGCCGCAGACTCAAAAGTAACATCACCTACAACACAATAACCTTTACCCCAAACCTTATTTAAAGTGTCACTCGTATACAACCTGTTTCCATTACGAGTAGACCACAAAACCTTATCATCAAAATCAAAACCAAAAAGACACGCATGATAATGCGGACGACCAAAAGTCGGCTCCCAATTACCACACTTACACTTATCCTGAATTTTCAAATAAGGAGAAGGCTTACCACAATTAGAACAAAGTTCACCATACTCACCACAATGAAAAAAACGAATTTTTTGAGAAGAATAATGCTTACGCAAACGCTTCATAAATTTTTGAAAATCAACAAAATGCAAAGATTGATCATCCGGAAGATGATCATCATCATAAGTAAGAGTTATAAAACAATTATCAGAATAGAGTTCAGACTCATGCACACAACGCATAGCCCACTGACGAGAACGTTCTAAACGACACCCAATACACTGTCCACAAGGAATGCGAACTTGAGCACCAATATGCTTCGCTTTATTACGATCAAAAACAAGAGACCTTTTACCGCTTGGATTAACTTCTTTCGAATACCAAGCATCAATAGGATGATAACACGGCATAATCCCTCCATTAAACCGTCTAATCCTTATAACCTAATACCACCACGCATCGGGCCAGGCCCCTGCTGAGAGGACCAACCATTTTTAGGATGAACATGACGATTACCAGCTGTCCTAGAAAACAACTTTCGAGCACCATGTCCAGAAATTTTATGCCGTCTAGCCATAAATTCCCTCCATATACCAATACTATATAACCAATTAAAAAAAATGTCAATACTTTTTTAAAAAAAAGATAACAAACAAACCCTACTGCCACCTACTCGGTGTCAGTCCGAACAGTTACATCAAGAGAGAACTGTTCGGAAAGTCGCTAATAGCTCCTAAATAATTAAGCCCCAGTAAGTTAGCTATGAGGGTAGCCAACCACCGGGGCAATGAGCATCGCTACTCAATACGGTCCATCTACGATGCACCAAATACTATCGTATTATATCGCTTCCTTACGTCGCTAACGGGGGGACGTCCCCCCGTACCCCCCTGCGGATCCGCGACGTGCTAGACGCACGCGCGGGAAACCGCGGCATCCTGCCGGGGCTAGCTACACATCGTGTGTAGCTGACAATCGTTGCGACGATTGTTTGAAGGTGGCCAAAGATTATAATATGCATCACGTTAATCGCGTTGCATAATCACTTATACCACCCAAACAATTTAGACGCAACATGCCATATACCAATTCCGGCAAAGGCTGCCAACAGTATCAACATAACCGAATACCAAAACATGTCGTCCCTCCATATCACATAAATATATCTAACAAACTTACCATGAGTACTTACAATATGCCACATTTGATAAGCACTAAAACTAACAACATCAGCAATACTATAAGCTTCCACACATTAAACCTCCGCCGAAGGCTCTTCAGGTTTAACAACGGGCTTTTCAATAAGCCCTAACTTAACAGCTTCATCATTATTACGCACATCAGACAGAAAATCAATCATCCTAGAAGGATCATTAGCAAATCTCTCACGAACAGAAGCAGACAACTGAGCAAAAGCATCTTGAGCTTGAAGAACAATACCTAACGCAGTTTGATAATCAGGCACCACAGAACAATCCTGATAAACAGGCGTTTTACTATTCAAATGAGAAACAAGCCCTGTCTTACGAGCTTTTTCAACAATCGTGTTAATATTACACGAATCCTTAAAACTTTGCTTTGTCATGCCATCTAAACTGCAATCAATCGACACACGAGGAACCATTCTCTTTTCAACAACATCACCTTTAATAACACTCATAAAATCTCCTTATTTAATACTTTTCTTAATAGGATTCTTTTTAGCATAATCACTAATACCACTCAAAATAGATTTAGGTATAGGAGTTTCTTTAACAGAACTCTTAACACTTTCAACCACTTTCTGAGGAAGACCATCCCTAAACAATGGCTCAAGAAATGACTTCCATTTCTTAAATG